GATTCTAAACTCTGAGTTTAATTCCATATCTTTTTCAAATAATTCTAATTTTGTACTGTGCTGGTTGAGTTTCTCATTAATACCGAAATAAGCCCAGGTCCCGATTGCGACCATGCAAATCAGGCTAGCAACCGTCTTCATAGGCATCTGCACCTTTGCCTCTTCAGAAATAGAAAGTGGTTTATTTTTAGCCATTATTTCCAACCTCTCTTAGCTAGTTTAGGTTTTCCTTTAATTAAACCACCTGTTGAGTGTAACGTTCGTTTTTTATCGGGTCCTCTTAGCATTCTTGTCTCAGGTGAAATATCAATTTCTATTAAATCTAATCTTCTCATAGGTTCTTTAGAAGATATGACCCATTGGTATTTTCCTTTTTTATATTTTTTTGATTTTTTCTTTGCCATTAGTTATAATTATACCCCGTGTTGCCTTGTTCTAATTTTTCAAATAATTTTTCGTGTTGATCCATGATCTCTTTATCAGAGTCCATCATCTTATTCATTTTTTCTTCCAAAATTTGCATACTAAATTCTAATTGATCTACTTGATTTAAAAGAACTGCTTGTTGAGTAGACAGCTCAAAAGTACGAGTCAAACTCCACCCAGCTAGAGTTAGTAAGATCCCGACTAACAATGTCATTAATTTTTCAATCATATTTTACTTCGTTTTCATAAGACATATCCGTCCCATGATCTTTTTGATATTTGTAAGTTCTTTTTCCGCATTTACAATCATCGCAAGTGCATAAGTCTCCATCATAATGGTGGCTATGCAACGATTCGTTGCAGTGACAATTACAACTGCAATTTTTGCACTTACTCATTTTTTTCCTTCAGGTAATCCACTTTTTAGCCAATCAAAAATTTTTTTAAATGGCCAACAAATGAATTTTAAAATCCTTTTAATCATTTTTCTTTTCCTCAATCTCGTAGAAGAAGTTATCAGTGTCTTCTGTTCTCCATTTCCTCGTGTCTTCTACATTCCACTCGGATGTTTGCACTTTCCAATCTGGAACTTCGTCTTTAACTGTAAAAGATGGAATGTCCCATATTAGTCTGTTGTTAGGTTGAGCTGCATAATTGCCATTTTCCAACGCAAGTATGTGTGCGCACTTATGTTCGTGCGGAATTTCTGAATGATCAGTATCTAGTATATTACTATCTGGGTGGGCAAAATCAACAGTAAATAAGTAAGCACCGTGGTACCATTTTTTATCTTTACCAATGTATTTTCCAGATTGTCCGTCTAAGATATCAAAAGAAGTAATAGCAGGATAATAACTAAAACAGTTCCATAGCTCCAACTCATCAAGTCGCATCCTAGGTACTTCTTCTGCTTTATAACCTCTTTGTATGAACGCAGATATGGGAAGACGATAGAAGACAGCACCATTTTCCATAATACAGTGAAAGAGGATAGGACGTCCTGTAATAGACGCCACACCAAAGATAATACAATCTTCAACTTCTCCATGATGTTTTTTAAGATCATAGAGATACTCTCTCCTGATCTGTGCATACGTCACAGGTATGTTTGCATTCAGATAGGCCATGACTCATTAGAATATTATTGCGCCAATAACGAAACCAACAACTGCACCAATAATGTACTCTCTGTGCATTAAATAAAAATGCTCTATTTTATGTTTTATATTGCTCATTTTTCCTCCTCTTTTATATTACCCCAATTGGGACCGAATTCATAGTCTACTTTATTAGGAACTTCAAGTGAAACCGCATCCTCCATTATCTGTTTTATTTTATCTGAATTACCATCAACAGATATATCAAGTTCATCATGAACTTGTATGTGTGGAATAATTCCTTCTTTATATAATTCTAACATTGCTTTCTTAGTCATGTCAGCAGCTGATCCTTGTATAAGTTTGTTCAATGCTTTGTAAGTGTATGCTCTCTTGATCCCTGGTCCGTGTTCCATGAGCGCTGCATCATGGGGCAGGGCTTTATGAATCCCGAATTGATTAGGTTCCCACAAATGGAAACGACATAATCTTCCAAGTAATGTTCTAATCTTACCTGAGTCTTGGGCACGTTGCATTACATTGTCCATTAGTTGTTTAACGAATGGTACTCTTCTATGGTACTGTTTAAATAAATCATCAGACTTATCTTTAGATATACCCAGTTCTGCTTGTAATTTATTTTTACCCATACCATAGAACAGACCAAGGTTTATAGTCTTGGCCTGTGATCTAGGGATCTCTGCCATATCAGCGACAATGTCATGAAAGTCCGCATTATCGTCACGATAAGCGTCCAATACATCGCCCACTCCATAGAGATTCTGTAAAGCTGCATAATGCACTACCAACCTAGGCTCTTGCTGAGAATAGTCAAAACAACCCCATGTATGGCCCTCCTCAGGTATAAATAATGACCTAATAGCAGGTCCTAATTCCTTATTTCTAGCTGGTATTTGCTGTAAATTTGGGTTTGAATAACTGAATCTTCCAGTTACTGTTCCTCCATTATCTCCTCGTAGCTGGTTTATTTCAGCATGTATTCTTCCTTTGTGATTGTGCTTTAATATGGTATCAATAAATGTGGTATGCGCCTTGTTTATTTCACGAGCGCGGGCTATTTGTTTCACCAGTGGGTGGGGGTGATTCTGTAAAAAGTTTTTAGTAAATGATGGAGAATTTGTTTTTTCGGTTGAGTCATATGGTAGGTTCAGTTTTTGAAAAACTTGCGCTATCGACCTCGCTGCCCATATTTGCGTATCTACTCCAGTTTCTTTTTTTACTGCTAATAGGCATTCTTTTTCTTTTGCTGATAATGTTTCTTTTAATTGATGAGCTGCTTCAACGTCTACTCGAACTCCTAAAAAACGCATATCGACTAGGCAAGGGAAAAGTTCTGTCTCTAATTCGAAAATAGATTGTATATCTTGGTGTAAAATTTCTTTCTTAAGTTCTTGCCACAGTTCTAAAGTTATCTCAGCATCTTTTTCTGCATAAGCGCCAACATAAATGGCAGGTAGTTTATACATTTCTGCCTTGGGGTCAACCCCCCAACTCTTTGCAGCTTCATATAAAGCTGTTTCATTTTTTCCTTTTCCGGTATATCTTTTAGAGCAATTGTTTAGGTCATAACGCATTTGATTTTCATCAACCAAGGCCGATGCAATCATCGTGTCAACAATTTTACCGTTAATACTTAAACCTAATGCTCTGATCCAACATACGTCGTACATGGCGTTATGAAATATTTTAACTGCTGGTGTACTAAGGACTCCTTGAAACCATTTTAAAACTTTTTTACGATCCATATTACCACCACCTTCGTGAGCAATTGGATAATAACCAGACCAATCATGAACAGCTACTGCTACACCTGTTACGTCTCCTCGTTTAGTTACATTACCTGACCCCATTTTTATAAGATCAGGATCTTTTGTTTCTAAGTCTATTGAAATCTCATCATACTTAGATAAGTCTGGAAATGTTTCCGGTGGTAACCATTCCGTCTGTGGTGCAAATAAGGGAGCTTGTATCATTTAACAAAACCCCAAGAATTTTTCTTTTCTTTTATTTCTTCTTTCACTGGGGCAGGATAGTCTCTATCGATAGCCATGTCAATATAATGTTTTGCTTTTAATAAATCTTCTTTTTGATTTTTCTGTTTGTGTCTACACAAATATTTTATGGCGTTGCCTTCTGCAAACGGAATATTATTTTTGTTAATAAATTCTGAGGGCTGAATGACCATAGACTTATAATGTGTCCCACCTACCTGCTTTTTATAAATATCATCTTTCATTAATAGCTTCTCTAATTAATCGTTTAATATATTCTTCATGTCTTCTCGCTTTAACTTCTGGTCGTTGAAGATATGCTTGATCCCATGCTTTACCTTTAGGACTTTGTCTCCATTTTTTTCTTGCGCGTTTTCTACTTTCTGCATATGGGTGACTCACATAAACCACGCTATTGTTAGAAAGCATGATAAAAATACTGCCACACTAAGTTCTCCCATTACTTTCATATTTTGTTTACATCCTTTGCAATTACACATCATATTATATATCCTTTGTTTGCTATTTTTGGTTCCACTATATGTAAGTTTTCTTTTGTTCTTGTTGCTCCCACATAGTACAATCTGTTTTCATCATCTGGATTTTTTTCATATCCTTCCATAGTAGTTTTAGTAAGATCAGTTAAAAGAACTACGTTTTGTGATTCCCCACCTTTAGCGGCGTGAATCGTAGACAATTCTATTCTTGGTTTTTTATTTAGTTGTTCACCATTAGCTCTCATTTTTCTGAGATAATTAATTCTTCTAGTCCCTGCATCATTAAATGCTTCAAACCAAACTTTGTTAGTTTTAAGTCCGTGGTCCGTGGTCAATTTATCAATGCCATAGAAGGAACCTTTCACCATCCCTTTTAATTTTTTCTTCTCTACATTATCTTCATTCATGTAACTGTAAATTTTTTCTATTTGTTTATAAGATAATAACTGACCTTGTCTTAAATGTTCCCAGTCAGTTGCTGCTTCCTGCATATCTTTCTCATAACTTCTTTTATATCTATTCTCGTAATACCAACCTCTTCTATA